TATGCAGATGTAACAAACGTAGATTTTTTATATATAGTTGGAACGTTTTAAGGAGTAGCCGATGGCAAACACTACTTCAGGAGCATATAGTTTTGACCAGGACTTTTCTATTGATGAAATTATAGCTGATTCGTATGAACGCATTGGTTTAGTAGGAACTGCCGGTCATCAATTAAAAACAGCTCGAAGGTCTTTAAATATTCTTTTTCAAGAATGGGGAAACAGAGGTGTACATTTTTGGGAAGTAGGAAATACTAATATAAATATCATAGAAGGTTCTGCAACAAGTGTAGATGCAACTGACGAAGGAATGGGTGTTTATAATTTTTATAGAAACTCTGTTGATAGCGCAGCAGCAGCTGCCGCATCGCCTCAAGCAACCACTACTCCAGTAACTAATATCTATGGTATTACAGATATTTTAAATGTTACATACAGACAAAATTATAATACCACTTCTCAATCAGATACCGGTTTAACTAAAGTTGCAAGAGACGCTTATGCTGCAACAGCAAATAAAGCATCGCTTGGAACACCTTCACAATATTGGATTCAAAGATTAGTAGATCGAGTTAGTATTACTCTTTATCCATTACCTAATTCAACAGCAGCATCTAATTATATAAATATTTATTATGTAAAAAGAATTCAGGATGTTGGAACATTTACAAATGCAACTGACACTCCTTATAGATTTATTCCACCCATGGTGTCAGGACTTGCATATTATTTATCAATGAAGTTTGCGCCACAAAGAACACAAGAAATGAAATTATTATACGAAGATGAATTTGCGAGAGCATTAGCAGAAGACGGTTCTCCAGCGAGTACTTATATAACCCCTAAAATTTATTATCCAAACATATGACATTATTAACTAAAGGAATGGGTATTATAAAAAAAATTTTAACCAAAGATCAAAAAAAGTTGAAAAAAATATTAGATAAAAAAAAGGTAAAAGATTTAGATTGGGGAGACGTAAAAAAATCCTATAAAATATTTACAGGAAAACCTAAATAATGGCTAGATTTTCAAAAGGTAGAAGAGCACTTGCAATATCAGACAGGTCTGGTGTAGCATTTCCATATAGAGAAATGGTACAGGAATGGACCGGTGCATGGGTGCATACTTCTGAATTTGAAGTTAAACAACCTCAATTAGAACCTCATCCAGTAGGAGCTGATCCTCAAGGTTTGCAACATGCAAGACCTTCAAGAACTGCTCCAGATGTCCCACAGTTAATGCCATTTAATCCTTTTACAACTTACGGTGCAGGATCTGCTTATATAAATGTTAATGTACCGAATCATGGTTTAACTAATGGAGACACTTATCGTTTTAGAGGAATGCCAAGTACAGCAGGAGCCTATGCGAATCCAGAAAGTTGGGATGGAATTACTGGAGCTAAAATTGCTTTAGCTGCAGGTTACGCTATTACTACAGGAAAATATGTGGCAGGTGCAAGAGATACAGATTTTACAACTGACTGGTTTTATTTTGTTGTAAATACTGATACAGCTACAACAGGTGGAATAGAAGGAGGTGGTTATCCAGTGTCCGTTGGACCGGTAACCATAGAAGCATAATGGCAGGATATACACTTTCAGCATTAGAAGCTGATATTAGAAGTTATACTGAAGTAGACAGTACTGTTTTTAGTGGTGCTGTTCTAGGTAGATTTATAGAAAATGCAGAACATAGAATCAATCTTGATATTCCGATGGACTCAGATAGACAAGAGTGGGAAGGAACAGTTGCTACAGATGTTAATACCGTTAGAGTTCCAGCAGGTTTTCAATTTGTAAGAGGTGTTGAAATTTTCAATACTTCTAATTCTACTGAAAAAGGCACATGGTTACAAAAACGTGATCAAACTTTTTTAAGTGAGTATGTGGGAGAATTAACTGGGCCTAAAGGCTCTACAACTTCAGGAGCTGATGTTACAGGGAAACCTAAATATTATGCTATGTTTGGAGGAGCAACAGGATTAACAGACACTACTTCTGGATCTATTTTAATGGCTCCTACTCCAGACGCCAATTATGTTATTAAAATATACGGAAATGCAATACCAACAGGATTAGGGACTAATACTTCTGGGACTTATGTAAGTAGGTACTTCCCACAAGGGCTATTATATGCCTGTTTAGGAGAAGCTTTTGGATTTTTAAAAGGTCCAGCAGATATGTTGACATTATACGAGGGAAAGTATAAACAAGAACTACAAAAGTTTGCATCAATGCAAATTGGAAGACGAAGACGAGACGATTACACGGATGGTACAATAAGAATACCAATCGAGTCACCGCCTCAATAATTAGGAGAAAATTTATGGCAATAACATCAGCAATTTGTAATAGCTTCAAAACAGAAATTTTAACTGCTGTTCATGACTTTACTGCATCAACTGGAAATACTTTTAATCTAGCTTTATATACAAGTTCAGCAACTATTAATAAATCAACAACTGCATATAGTGCCACTAACGAAATTTCTAATACATCTGGAAGTGCTTATTCTGCTAAAGGAAATGCTTTAACGAGTGTAACTCCAGTTTTAGATTCAGATACAGCGGTTTGTGATTTTTCAAATACGAGTTGGACTACTGCTACTTTCACAGCTAATGGATGTATGATTTTTAATGATTCAGCAAGTGGAGATCCAGCTGTTTGTACAATCGCATTCGGTGGAGATAAAACAGTTACTAGTGGAACTTTCACAATTGAATTTCCAGCAGCAGCTGCGGCAACAGCTATTATAGCAATAGCATAAGGAGTTCTTCCTTATGGCGAATACTTGGAATAAAGCCGGTACAACCTGGGGTTATAACTCTTGGCAATCTGATACTGTTACAATTTCTACTACAGGAGAATCATTAACAACCGCTCTTGGAACTGCAGTCGCTTATCCTGAACAAGGATGGGGAAGTGATACATGGGGAACAGAGAACTGGGGAGAAAATGCTCTCACTCTAACTTTAACCGGACAATCTTTAACAACAGCTTTAGGTGATTTATCTTATGCAGGGGCTACTGATGGTTGGGGCCGTGATGCGTGGGGCGATAATAACTGGGGTGAAAACGCAACCACTGTTTCTTTAACCGGAGTTTCTGCAACAGCTTCTTTGCCAAATGTAACGTGGGGATATCAAACTTGGGGTGAAGATGGATATGGTGGAATATTTTATTTAAATCCTGCAGATGTAATGGGATTAACTGGGGTTTCAGCAACAGGAACCGTAGGATCTCCAACGGCAAGAGGAGACTATACCGAATCATTAACAGGTCAAGCTATGGCTTCAGCAGTAGGTTCAATTATTGTTGGAGAAGGAGTTCCTTTAACCGGACTTTCAGCAACAGCAACTGTAGGATCTCCAGTCGCTAGAGGAGATTATACAGAATCATTAACAGGACTTTCAGCAGAGAGTGCTGTAGGTGCTCCAAACATTACATCTAATCCAACAGTTCAGCCTACAGGACTTTCAGCAACTTCTGCTGTTGGAGCAATTACACCACCAGCTCAAAAAATGGGTTTAACTGGAGTTTCGGCAACTGCATCAGTAGGAGCTATTGCACCAGCTGACGTAATGGGATTGACTGGAGTGTCAGCAACTGTTACACTTTCTCCTAGTGGCGTAGCACCTATAGGATGGGGACGTGTTACAGCTGAACAAACTGGTGGTTATAGTCAAGTGACAGCTACTCAAACTGGTAACTGGACTAGAAATACTAAGTAATCCATGTTGACAATATGAACAAAACAAAATATAAAAACGAACTAAGTATCAATTAGGAGAAAAATTATGGCATCAACTTATACCCCTCTCGGCGTAGAATTAATGGCCACTGGCGAAAACGCTGGTACATGGGGAACAAAAACTAATGTAAATTTACAAATCGGTGAACAATATGCGGGTGGTTATGTAGAGCAATCTATAGCATCAACGCCTACTACATTAGCTGTTTCTGATGGATCAACAGGAGCGACTCTTGCACACAGAATTATAAAATTCACAGGATCAATCGGTGAAAACACTACAGTAACAATTCCTCTAGATGTTCAAACTTTTTATATTATAACAAATGGCTCATCAGGTGCTTACACTGTTAATTTTAAATATGTTTCAGGTTCTGGTTCCAGTATTACATGGGGAACTACTGATAAAGGAACTAAAATTGTTTATGCAGCTGCGGATGATGCAACGAATCCAAATATTGTTGACGTTGGAATGGGTACTGTAACTCTTACAGGAACAGAAACTTTAACAAACAAAACTTTAACAAGTCCTA